CCGACTCCAATTCGTATCGAAACAGCAGGTCGCAAAGGTGCTGTCTGCACCACGTCGGCCCTACGAAGGGCTTCCGTATGCAGTGGGTTCCATGACCAAGCTCATTAACTTGGCGGTGGAATACTATTCCTTTGCGAGCGCGCCGATCTCTTTCGTTCCTCGGTACGATAGGGTGCTTAACCACCATAGAGCGACTCTTACAACCTCTAAACAGGCTTCTGCCTATAAAGAGGATGAGCCAACCAAAGGTGGTCCGCCACTGCTTAAATCTTTTCAGATTTTAGCAAATGTACCTATCCTGCAGCTCCCTGGTTTTGAAGAGGCACTTTGGCCAATTCATCCCGAGACTGTTGCCCAAGTACTAGCATCGTTAACTCCTACAGATAATCAACCTGTAGGTGAGATTCACGGTGCCCAAGAGGGTGGAGCAAAACTTAGAATGTTTGCCTCGCCTTACACTATTGTCCAATGCCTTCTGTCGCCTATCCATGATTTCTTGGATAGGTTCCGGTCGGTACTGCTAACTGATTGTACTTATGATCAGTTGGCAGGTGCCAAGTGGGCCCAGGATTTACTTTCCAAGGGTACCACAGTTCATTCCGTGGACTTGTCCACGGCGACATGCAGATTCCCGTTGGAACCCCAATTGGATATGTGCGAACGGCTCGGCCTTCCAGTCGAGTTTATTAGGGCCCTTGAGTGGGCTTGTCGCGGCATTTGGAAGATAGGCACTGAACTCCGAGGACCTTTTGGTCTCGAATTCTTGGCATGGGTAGTCGGTCAACCATTAGGTATACGACCCTCCATGTCTATGTTCAGCTTGGCCCACAACCTCCTTTTGACAGGAATTTGTATTGAAGCTGGAAAATCACCGGCTGATTGCTTCCGCGTCTTAGGAGACGACGTAGTTATCGGAGACGATGAGGTGTTCCAGGCCTATGTTCAACTCATGCAAGACGCTGGCGTTCCTATTTCTTGGAACAAGTGCCATAGTTCTCCACGGTTGGCTGAATTCGCAGGAGCGACGATTACTCGTCGAATTATCCTTCGACCAGGCCAGTGGCGCACGGTTGACGCTACAAATGCGTTGAGCGTGGCAGATCAACTTGGTACACCTACTTTTGGTGAAGTGACCAAATCACTGGAAGTTATGCAACAGGCGTTTCTATTTATGGATGGTAGGTTTTCTCCTCCTCCTGCGAAATGGCCATTGTATTTGCGTATTGCATCCACGATTTCAGTATTCTGGCTAGAAAACTTTAGGGTGGCACGAGCCCCCTATCGTTATTATAAAGCCATGGACTTTTGTCGTGACAAACTGAGGGGTATAGGTAAGCCTTTAGGCTTCCGTGAACCCTCATTTGTGTATGAGAACCCGAATGCCTTAAACGCGGCGTTTAAACCGGTCCTGGATCGGACTCCTGAACTTGCTTACGCTACTGTGGTGGGTATGAAAAGTACCTGCTACTGGTGTGCCGATCAGGCATCCTTGGTAGCTGGCTCTGCGCTTTGTGCTGCAGAGCTCTTGTGGGAACAGGGCATCCTTGATAATGAAACATTCAAGGATGTTGGTGAGAAAATTATCTCATCTGTCCATTCC